GTTTAGCGCAACTGGTTTTTTGACACTTTTGGCAGTTAATCAAGTGTTCTTCTCCTTCAGCTTTTCCTCTGCCCACCACACTGCTGATTGAAAAGCCTGTTCAGTTACCCAAGATTCTTTCCAGCCCTGTGCAATTTCATCATCAGTCAGACCTACCCATGCGGATGGCTTGCCAGACGATTCGCTGCGCTGTGGTGGGGTGGTGTAGAGGTCATACTCGCCATCAGGCAACGATTCAATGCCGCGATCCCAATTCCAGAGTTCTGCGTGAAGCTCGCCGTTCTTGCGCCAAGTGCGGATGTTGGCCACAGGCTCTTGCTCTGGCTGTGCCAAGGCTTCTTTGGTGAACAAAGGAATTCGATCTAGGTTCGCAACAGTCGGGGTATGCCATTTGATTGGCTCTGCGAATTCCAGCGTGCGCTTCTCGACATTGATGTATGCGATTGGTTTCATGCCAGCTCTCCTCTGGCTCTGATGGCGATGGCGCATTGAAGTCCCGCCTCCACGCTTACCTCGGACTTTGTTGCTTCCCCCCACCATGCTACGGGTTTGCTCCATACATTTGCTTCACACACCTTTGCACAGGCTTCACGCTCTTTGGCGGCTACAAGGTTGGCAAATTCTGTTAATGCGTTCATGTATAACCCATCACGATTGCCTGTTGTCACAAGGCGGCATTGAATTGCAAACCGAATGATTTCATCTTGTGTCATTTCTTAAGACTCCGAATATAAATAGCCATGCTGGACAGCGTATCCTTGCCAAACGCCTTAACAAAATCATGTTCAATTCTGTATGCCGCCATTTCAAGTGCTGCGTTCCAACCCGCTTTGTAATGTTCATCCATCATTTGCTGATTTGTTTTTGGCAAAGTTTTAGGTTTATTGAAAGTGCTCATCGTATGTCTCCATCTGGCTTCCTTTTCTTTGATGGCTTGAACTTGCCAGCCTTACGAAAGATTGTCCGCAGACTGTTGTAGTTAACACCAAATCTAGTGGCAATCTCCAGCTTGCTAAAGCCCTGCTCGTACAGACTGAAAGCTCTGCGCTCGTCAATCTGAATTGGCTTGCGTCCTGATCCTTTTCTAGCTCCACCCTGCATTTAAGACTCTCCATGCTGTTGCCGCCACTCTAGGAACTTGTGCATTTCCAATGGCTTTAAGTCTGTCCACTTGTCCGGGAAGTCCATTAAAAGCTCTGCAAAGTCCGGGTGAAAATATTGAGCGCAATCCGGACTCGTTCTTATCCACTCCATCGTAAAACTTCCCTTGTATTCTCGGCTTCCCAAAAACCTTTTTTTTGATGCCCCTCTCCACATACTTGTGACAGGGGTCGGTAGCCAAGACCCAAATTCGTTCTCGCCTGTGGGGTAATCCAATCGAGTCTGCTCCCAACACTCCCCATTTCGCATCAAACCCCAATTTGGCAAGGTCGCACAATACTCGTTCAAGTCCTCTAGAAGTGAGCATTGGTGAGTTCTCAATAAATGCGTACTTGGGTCGTACTTCGCAAATGATGCGAGCCATTTCTCTCCACATTCCTGAGGCTTTGCCATCAATTCCTGCTCCTTTTCCGGCGGCACTGATGTCGGTACATGGAAATCCTCCAGATACGACATCAACAATTCCTCGCCAAGGCTTTCCGTCAAAGGTTTGTACGTCATCCCAAATTGGGAAAGGCGGGAGAAATCCGTCATTTTGTCGGGCGCACAATACGCTTGCTGGGTAGGCTTCCCATTCAACGGCACAGACTGTTCGCCATCCGAGAAGTTTTCCCCCAAGTATTCCTCCACCAGCGCCTGCGAATAAAGCCAACTCATTCATTGCATCCCCATGGGATCTTCATCACCCATTGCATCTTTGATTCGTTTAAGTTCCCTAGCCATCATCACCATCAACTGGCTGTTGGCATGAAAAGCTTCTGCCATTTGCTCAAACTGGTGTTCAAGGTGGCTGATCCGCTGCTCCAAAGTATCTTCATTCATGGCAAAAGCTCCATCACTGTGACCTCAATCCGAGGTGATCCAAACGCCTTGATGCTGTGCAATTCGCATACCTGACTGTCATCGACCCATAAGATGCCATTGCCAGCATCCATCAAGCCCTTGATGTAGTTGTCCAGATCGGGCTTGCCAACTGGTCTAAGCACACCTGTCTCTGCTTGCTGGCGCTTGGCCTTTGACCAACTGACAGGAATAGCTTTATAGACTCGCACAGAAAGGGCTACAGGCGTGTCCAAAGGATCTTGGCTACCCATGGCTTGTCTCGCTACTTTGGCTATCTCCTGCTCCCAATTTGCCGTCTTCTTGGGTGTATAGGTCTTTACGAATCCCCCTTGTCTGGCGAATCTCGGCCTGCCTTTCCCCACAGGCTCTCCACATACGACAAAATTCACCATGAAAGTCATTAAGATCCCCTGTAATTTGTAAAGCTCGGTCAACCAGACTGGTAGGCATCGCCTCGCCTTCACGCACAGCATCCAGTACCTTGACTGCGTCTTGCTTGGTCATTTGATAGCCCTCAATGGCTTGATAAAAGGCAGATCTGAAGGCTTTTCAGGTGGTGGTGGAGGTAAATGCAAGCTTGGCGGCATCCAACCATACTTGCGCCATGTTGCTTGGACATCAGCACCACGCTGATACTTGAAGTTTTCAGCGGTCACACGGATGCTGGGCATGGTGATCTTTGTGCCTTCAGGTGGATGCCATTTGTTACTCATTGCCAGTCCTTAAAAATGATTGAAGCCTGGTATTGGCGCTGGAATACTGCCGACCAAGGTGATCAATTATCAAGTCGTCAACGATTGCCGCCATCGATCTGCGTTGCGCCAATGCCGCATTACGCAAAATCTCTTTGCTACTAGGACGCACTCTCACCATCAGCGGAGTGACCTCGATCTTGGGATTGATTGTGTGTTTCATGCTTGCAAGTATATTGCAAAATGCAATCATTGAATTAGGGAAAGCACCTAGAAGCCTAGCGTTTATTGGTGTTGTATGATGCTATCACTTTGCAATCATGCAGAGCAACAACCTACCTACTAAGGAGAGTTCAATGAAGTTCGGCACAATCTGGAAGAAGCTTGTCCGTAGAAAAGACCCCCAAACCAGCAAAGACGCAGCCAAACTGGTCAACACCACCAAAATGGAACAAGTCGTCTATGAGGTGATTGCCAGTTATCCACAGGGTTGCATTCAAGATGAGGTACTGGCTCAGTTAATGAGCTACCCCTACAGTACAGTGACCGCTCGGTTCAAAGCCTTGCTTGACAAGGGATACATCGTTGACACTGGGCTGACCCGCCCTGGTAAGTCAGGTCGAAACCAGCGGGTTCTTATGATCAAGGAGTTTGACAATGCCTAAATTAACCTCGGACAAAATGCTGTCCTGCTCACAACTGCCCAGCCTGTTTGGTGTCAGTCCCTATTCCAGCCCCAATGATGTGCTGATGTTCTGCCTTAAGTCCATACTGGGCGAAGATGCCAGAACCCAAGCTGGTGAAGCGGCAGACTGGGGCAATGCCTTGGAGCCAGCCATCATTGCTGAGATGGCAAAGCGCCTTGGTATTGACCGCTATGTGATGCCTGACAAAGCATTCCAGCATCCCAACCTTGCACTTGCCGCCAGTGCTGATGCTATTGCCTACATTGACAAGCCCATGGTCATCAACCATGACCCGAGCAAAGGCATCTATGTGGTGGATGGAGACAGCATTGAGTTGACTGGCAATGGAGTGCTGGAATCCAAGCTTACCCGTGGACACCCAGAGGATGTACTGCCTTTGTACCGTGGGCCAATCCAAGTCCAAGGCGTGATGATGTGTACTGGCTTGGACTGGGCAGCCATTGGCTGTCTGTATTCAGGTGTCGAACTGCGGATCTTTTTGTTCAAACCCCATGCTGAAACCATGGCACAGATTGAGAACTACGCCATCGACTTCCAAGGCAGACTGACAACCTTTGAAGAGACTGGTGAAGCCCAGTACTACCCAGCAGTTGACAGCAAAGATGCCAACCGCATCTGGCCTACAGCAAGGGAAGAAGAGGTCGAGCTTGACATTGATGCCGAAGACTTGGTTGCCAACATTGTGCTTGCCAAAAACAAGATTGCCAGTATTCAAGAAGACATTGATCTCTGGGAGAAGGATCTAAAAGTAATGATGAAGGATTATTCCAGCGCCAAGGTTGGTCACTGGACACTCAAATGGCCTATGCGTCACTACAAAGCAACGCCTGAGAAGATCACGCCAGCTAAAGAAGCCTACTCAGTCCGTCAATCAACGATCACTATTAAGGAATCCAAATGAAACAGATTGCATCAGCCCTTGTCAAAGCCCAAAGAGCCTTTGGCCCAGCATTGAAGACTAGTACAAACCCTCACTTCCGCAGTAGGTATGCAGATCTGTCTGCTTGTGTCGAAGCGGTGATCGATGCCCTAAATGAAAATGGCATATTTTTACTGCAAAAAAATTACGACTGCAATGATGGCATCATGTGCGAGACAGTGTTTGTCCATGAGTCTGGCGAGATGCTGGAGTGCGGCATCGTCCACTTTCCTGCTGTCAAACAGGATCCACAAGGGTACGCTAGTGCCTTGACCTATGCCCGTAGGTACAGCCTGATGTCTGCCTGTGGCATAGCACCAGAAGACGATGATGGCAACGCTGGCAGTCGCAAACTAGCGCCAGCAACCAACCCGCTGGATGCTATCAAGCCACCAGCGCCAGCAACTACTTTGCCATACACGCTAACCATACCAGGCAAAGAACCACGCCATTATGCTGACTCAGATGCATACACAAATGGAACCATTGAACTGCGTGAAAAGGTAGAGAAATCCACACTTGCCAACCGCACAAAAATGACTAAGCTTCGGGAATTGCGTGAAGCAAACGAGGATCAGGTCAACAAGATCAACCCTGAGCATAAGGCAAAGTTGCTTGGGGATTACCAACTGCGCCTAAAGAGACTGGGCGCACAGCTTGAGGAGAAGGACGATGAATCCATCGGATTGGGAGAAGCTTGACAAAGAATACAGAGAGTACTGCCGCAGATGTCAGTCTGTCGGCATACCCCCTGTTGATTTCCACACTTGGCTTTTAGGCCAAGATTAAGCCATCAAGGAATCCAAGGCGTGTTGAGTACGAGCAATCCGATCATCAATGCCATGGGTTCCACCATTGATCCGCTTGGTCAATGTCGTCATATCGTTGGCATCAGCAAACTGATTCAACTTATTCTTATCCCAGAACCAGCCTGCTGACAAGGCAGCATACTGAGGACTGGATACCTGATCTGGATCTTCAACCAGGTCAACACCTAAAGCTTCACCACACGCACGGTAGTTATCTTTGCCAGTCAACTGGATCAGACCACGACCACGGTACTTGAACCCTTCACCAGAATCCTCATCACCATTGCCCATGCGGTCAGCGTAGACCTTGTTGGCAATCTTCTCTGGATTGCGATGGTATGGCTGGGCAGCGTCCAAACTAGGGAACCGCTTAGGCCAGACCTTGGTCAATCCTTCTGCTGAGTAGTTGAGGTTTTCTTTGAGCGCAGTGAACCCAGCAGATTCGTGAGCGCATTGCCCCAAGAAACAAGCCTGTCTTTCAGGCGTTGATATGTCGAAACGATCAAAAGTTTCATTGATTGCATCTATCCACTCCTCTGCCTTCGCAGGCGTTAATTTCAAAGCATGGGCAAGTTGTTCAGCGTTCATCAGTTTCCTTTCATGGTTTGGTAGATGGAGTTGTAGGCATCGATGCAGGCGTTGAGTTGTCTGATTGCTTTGTCTCCATCGTCTGTGATGGTGATAAGAGCTTTAGCAGTCTCTCGCTCAAGTTCGGCTCCTGTTTGAATGCTATCTCCGCTGGCAACGGGGGGATCTGCGGGGGCTTGTACGGGGCAGGCGGTGGCTTTAACAGGGAGCCGCAGCCGCAAAGTGCCAGAGTCAATGTCAGCATTGCGCTTTTGAATAACAGTTTTTGCATTGTTGTTTGCCTTCACCAATTGAGTTGCTTGCGTTTGAACAGCAGAAACCAGAGCTTGTTCCTTTGCCCTTGCCTGCTCGTTTAACCTGGCTATCTCTAGTTGCTGGCGCTTGCTCTCATCAGATCCACCTTTGATGTATCCAGTTGTGCCAGCGCCAATCACAGCCATCAAGATGCCAAGTAGCACCCATGGATTGAATAGACTCATTCCTTGGCTTCCATCTTTGGTTCGCTGTCAGCTTCAGCATCTGCCTTGGCAACAGCTTTTGCAACAGCTTTGACACCAGATCTACCAGCCACACCACCTAGCACACCCGTAATAAATACCATGATCGTAGAGATCTGGCTGGTATACACCTTGTCAATGGGAGCCATGCCAGCCATTGGCTGAGTGACATAAGTCACAGAATAGAGAAACGCAAACATTGCACCGAAAAGAATTGCCACCAATATGACAATCACAAAAGCCCACACACGGATCTCTATCTCTTCAGCGGTCATTCGATTTGGTTTGTTCATTACAACGGTCGGCATTATTTTTTCTCCTTTTCAGATGTGGTGATCAACATTTCAGGACAAGTGCCAGTGGCACTACAGATTGGAGGTTTGCATTGATCAATTTCCCAGTTCTTTGGGTCTTGGCATGGATACCTGAATCTATCTTCGCAGCCAGTCAACAAGACCAGCAAAACAGACAACCCCCAAATGCAATAGATGTTCATTTTTCTTTCTCCCTTTCCTTTTGCTCAAGCTGTCGTCTTAACCGTTCAACCTGTTCCAACTGAGATTTAGCCTCATTCTTTGTTGCAAGTATGTCAAGATAAAGAACCCCCATGATTGGCAACAGCAAGGCAATCAGCACACACGCAGCAATCCAGCCCACTATTTCTTCCCCAATTGGTTTACGAACAGGAGCCACATCCAAAGATACAGGAGGAATATAAAAGTCGCTACTAGGTATCCTAGTTTTAGCTGGAAGCTTCTTTGCTCTTCCTTGCGTTGCCATGACTCTACCCTCTTCGCTGCTTCTTGTTTGAGTCTTGCCTGAGTTTGCTCCTCCTGAATGATCTCCCTCATGTTAAACACCTCGCTGTACAAAGCCCCCATTTCAGGTGGGGACTGGTACACCATGCATTCACGGATCTGAACCACTAACTCAGCCATCTGCTGCTGTGCCATCACACGCTTTAGTGCTGCCTCCATGTAATTCTGATCTGGGTCATAGACAGTTCTCGACTTTTCTTCTTCTTCTCTTATGTGTGCTTCAAGCTGTTCCTGAATTTTAAAAAACTCAGTAAGCTGCTTGACAATGTTGACCTTGACTTGTGTCTCGTCAACGGCAACGAACTTCTCCTTCTTTTTCGCCACAGACTTTGGCGTGGCAGAGGATTGAACTGGCTTATTCTTAGGTTTAAAGAAGTTACTAAAGTTACTCCAAAATCCAGTAACTTCCTTATATATGCCAGCAACCTCATCGACAGTCGCTTTGACCTCCATGAAAGACTCTTTGGCTTGCTTATAAAGTTCACATCCTTCTTTAATTGCTGCCACACAAGCATTGGCAGCGAATAGCAAGGATATAGGATCCACATTGTTACAACCCTAAAAGCTTCTTAACGAATTCACCAGCAACGCCTGGGCCAAACAGCACACACAGCATGACAGCATAGATAAGATATTCAATCTTAGTCATGCGCCTATCACCCTCACGCAAAGACTTGTCTATGCTCTCATATCTCTGAGCGCAGATTGCTTCATGCACAGCAAAGTTCTTTTCAAGATCAGACATTTACAGGCCATCCTTGTGCGGTTACCACATCAATCAAAGCAGGTACATCAGCACAGCCTTGGATGGCAGTCACAAGCCTTGTGCATTCAGCAATCACTGCCGCCCTGTATGTCACAGTATCAGCGGGTATGTCCACGCTACGCTCAACCTTGCGAATCACCATCCAATCAGACTGAGCCAGCAATTTGTTGGCGGTGTCTTTGACCTGTGCAATCCACTGTGACTTTAGTCCTTTGGTGACAAGTCGTTCAGATGAATCAACCATTGCTTGTGTGGCAGAGTCATAGACTTGCACATACATGGGGTTGCCATCCTCGTCAGATTCTTCTCTGTCATTCAACAGTTTGGGGTTGTCTACGCCCCAGTAAAATCTGTCATCGTATGTGGTAGTCACATCTGCCACCTCTGTGATGCCAACAGCATTCTTCTCTGCAATGCTTGTCAAGCGTAGCCAGTTTGCTGGATAGCTTGTGCCATCAATGGTGAATGGTGTGTCAAGTGGGAGTGGTGAGCCATTGAGTAAAAACATGAGTTACCTCGCAAGTGAATTTTTGTTTAAGTATTTGATAGCTTTTTCCAATAATTCTGTATTGTCTCGCATCAAGCCTAAAGCACGATTACAGCAGTCACAAAGCAATCCACGAACCTTGCCTGTTGTATGGCAATGGTCTATGTTTAATCTAGTTTTGTGCTGGTCTTTGGGTGGCTCTGCTTTACAAATAGCGCACTTGCCATCTTGAGCAAATAACATTTCCTCGTATTCTTTAAAGCCCATTCCGTAACTGCGTTTCATGTGCAGTTCAAGGTCATATTCTTTTGTTTGGCTACGACCATGTTTATATGCTGGAGCATCTTTACCTTTACGCAATTGCAAACAACCGCAGGATTGAGTTCTGCCTGTTGCCATTTGGCTAAACCCTACAATTTTTTCAGTTCCACAATCGCACATAACTCGATATTTAAAACTGCCGTTTCCTGTGCGTGATTCAGTTTTTTCCAATAGCGTAAGCATCGCTATCTTTGTGCCTGATTGGTCTTGATGAAAGCGTCCTTGTGGCATAGTATTCCTCAACGCCCGAGAGCCGATTTAAACGGCACTTCGGCAAAGGCGGCATAGATTAGGGTGTTTGAGGTGTTTATGTCACCCCAACTTAATCGAATCTTAAATCCGTTTGAAAGAAAATCAACGCCACCAGCAATACCCGTAGCCCCGCTGTTTTCTGAATCAGCGGTATTTGGTGCTAATTTTTCACCTGTTACATTGTATGTACTTCTTGCTGAATCAAACACCACCCATGTTCCACCAGCAACTACTGATGATTTAATAAGTAAATATCTTGGTTTGAATCCAAGATACACAAAAGGCCCATCAGCAGAACTATTGCCTGTGTATTTACCAAATGCAGAGTATCCAGCTACTGCGGCAAAGCAGTACATAACCATTGTTGTATTAAGAGCCATCATTGTTCCGTTGCCCAAAGTGACAACAGTAGATGTTGGATTAGTATTTCCCCAATAGGATGTGTTGGTAGTTGCCGCACCAGTTGTTTGTAAATTCAAATACTGTGATGCGGGTGTTGTTAATCCTGTGTGATAAACACCCCATGAACCAACCGCACCACGCTCTTTGGTAATTACCATTGCTGGGGCAACACCAAGACCATGCCCAACAGTTACAGCACCTGAAGAACCAGTTGAAGTAAATGTCACCACGCTAAAGCCAGCAGTGGGGTTTGCTCTTACTTGTGATGAGATTGTCCCGCTGGTGTTGGTTACAGTTGAGCCGCCAGCGTTCCATTGCCAGCCGACATAGGTTTGCGAGTTGCTGTTTGCCATGCCAATAGCGTCAGTGCCAAGGCTAAATCCAGATGAGGTAAACGCTGTGACCGCACTAACCCCCGATCCGCTATATTGGTTTTCTGCACCTGTGTTGTTGCTAACAAGATAACTTGTTGCTCCAACAACAGAGTTTTGTAGATAGTGGTTTTGAGTACCGCTTCTATTTTTAATCCAAACCAAGTCAGGTTGAAATGAAATACCATTAACAGCATTGCTAACAGCTAGTGTAGTGTTTGTACCCGTGTAAGTCGTAGCCGCCATGTAATTAGCACCATTGCTAATCGTAGGCGTAGGCAGATTTTGCGTGTTCAGTGCTTTGAAACCTGTGGGTGGTGTGTAGCTGAATGGGCGTTGACCAAAATTCAGATTAGCCACAGACGAAGTGTTATTGCCTTGGAAGAACGGAAACCACTCTTTTGCGGAGGCCGTTAGCGTTTGGTTAGACCCTGTTGCTGGATTGCCTGTGGTGGTTCCAGATGAGTCATACCAAGAATTATTTTTTCCAAACCAAAACTTGCCACTATCTGCGTCATAAGCACATTGCAATATGTCATTGGTCGCAAAGTTTATCGATGCAGACGAGAACACTGTTGTTGTTTCATTAAACACACCAGATACAGAATCGTTCCTGTCACCAAAAGAAATTGCATTAGCAGCCCCAACAGCCGCAGAGGTCAGCGCAAAAGAATTTGTAACCATGCCAAAAATAAACCAGTTTCCAGCCGTTGTGCTTGTGTTGGAAACAGTAGTCTCCCAATACCATTTTCCCGTTGTCGGGAGTTGCATGGTTGCCTTGCGGCCTGAGTAACTAGAGAGCGAGGTAGCGTCAAGGTTTCCATTCGCCAGCGTTGCACTATCTTGCAACGGATTCAACACGCAATAGTTCCCCCGCCCTTTATCACCATCAGCATAAGGCGTAGGCACGTCCAGCATGGAATCGTAGGTTGTGCCAGCAGTTGTAGATACATTAACTGGAAACCAACTATTAGGCCCAATATTGTTAACATACATATCTAATGTGGCAATCCAAAAATTACCAGCTGTAGTACCAGACAAATATCTTAATCTCCAATATCGGTGCGAACCATTGTCATCTATATCAGTAGTATTGCTTTGTGCAAGCCCTGCTGAAAATGTATGTGTAGTAGCTGACCCTGTTACTGTTGTCCATGTGACATTATCGTCAGAGTATTGAATATTGAATATACTTGTTGCACCTGTACCATTAGCAGCAGCGGTAAGTGTTGCAATTCTTCTTATTTTAATAGCTCTACCAAAATCATATCCTAATGCTGTATTTGTAGTTAAACCACCAGGGTCTGCTGCTGCTGTTGATGAATTGTTGTCTCGTAAGTGTACTTGGGCTGCACCAGCAGATGCAAATGTCATGGTTCCTAATATGGTATAACCCACACTAGTATTGCCAAGTTCAACACGATTTAATGCATCTGCTGATTTATCTGCACCAATACCAAAACTATCCGCACCAGAGTTATCAGAAAAAGGTAAATAGAAGCCATTTGTGCCGTATGTACCAGCATAGCGTTTAGGTTGCCATACACCTGTGACTGCGTTAGTTTCTCCGAAACTAGAAGGCGTTAACGCCTGTCCGTCAATGAAATTGATTTCGGTGAGGTAGCCGTCCATTGGTTGAGCCGCAGAGAAAGCGCCACCAGTACTAAACCACAGTACCCCAGAATAATGTGCTATTGCACTATTAATGTAAGTATTGTAGTTTTGCGCTGGGTAGGAGGCAGTTGAGTAAGAAACCTCAACTCCATTTACATAAATGCGAACTCTGTTAGCAGCGGTTGCTTGTGTTGTGTCTACCTTATAGACAATGTGGTACCAAGCAGATGGGTCTCTAAGCAGATTTGCAGAGCTAACAAGTCCTGTTTGTACACCGCCATCCCATGTAGCAAAATTCACTGAATCGTTGCCTATGCGGAGTAAGGTAGCGTTAGTAGATGCAGTGTTATATGGCGTACCCAACAGGTTTTCAAGAGAGGCGTTTGTACTTTTCTTAAGCCACCCACTCCAAGTAAATATTTGTCTGTTTCCAACGGCAGGAGTCCGATTCAAATAAGCACTTGCACTTGAACGCAGACGCACACTGCGGCTGATTTGATAGCCATCAGCACCAGCGGCAGCCAGTAGGGGGTGGGCGTTGATGATGCTCATTTCACATCCGCAATCAAACGTGCAGTAATACGACTTGCACTTTCAACATAATAAGCAATTACATCAACAGCATTTGCCGTAGTTGTCAATGTCGGAGCAGTACCGCCAGCAAACTTCCAATTGCTTCCATAAGCCAATGTGCGTGATCCAGTGCCATCTTGTGTCACCACAACCGCACCAGACTGACCAGCAGTTTGATTGGTTGGATTAGCCAATGTCCGATTGCCACCCAGCGTCACACTGAAGTTGTTTGCCACAGCAAAGTCAGCAGTAATGGTTGCGCCATCAGTTAATGCTGTAATGGATCCACGTTGTGCTGCTGTAAAAGATTGAGCAGTATTTGTTTTTGCATAATTTGCATCATATGCCTGAACATCAGTTCCAATTGCAAGACCAAGATTTGTTCTTGCCCCAGCAGCAGTTGATGCACCAGTACCACCATCAGCAACAGCAAGGTCTGTAATGCCAGCAATACTGCCACCACTGATTGCAACAGCATTTGCGTTCTGTGATGACATTGTGCCTAATGATGGAGACTCAGAAGTACCAGCAGTAGCCACAGGATTGCCATTAACATCAAACGCCAAGTACTTGCTTGCACGACTGGTCTTGCTTGGCAAAACCATGTTGATGTCTGTTGGATCAGTTACAGGAGCTTTCAGTCCACGCTCTGCTTTTTCATCAGTCTGCTGGCTAAAAATGACCAAGCTGTCAAACTCATCATTGAGCGAGTTGGCAAACAAATCACCACCAGTTACAAAGTCTGTTGCCCTTGCAATTGCTCGGTCGCCAACCAGAGTGATGTTGTTACCTGCTGTTGCCGCAACCACAAGTGTCACTGAACCAGTGCCATTGGCATTGATCGTCACAGTGTAGTCAGTGGTCAGCGTCAGTAGTGTGGTGTCTTTATATACCGCAATGTCAGTATTTGTGAGAATCTCAAAGCTGAAGCTGTATGGCCCTACTCCAGCAGAGCCAGTGTATACAACACGCCTTGTTACATCAGATATCGGGTATGCCATTATTTAGCTCCTTTGCCAAATTCATTGAGTCTTTCAGCTTTGTCGGCAATGCGTTCCTTAATGTCATCACCATAAATGCTTTCTTCCAATAAAAACTTTTTGGAGATTTCAAACACATCACTGAATGTTTTGCTGATCATGTTCTGATACCTGATTAATGGCTGTTTATTGTCGTCTTCTTTAATCATTTGCACAACCGCTTTAACCTGATCTTCCAATTTGAGTTTGTCATTCGCAATACGAATCACTTCGTTATATTCTTCAGATGTCAACTTGGTGCTTGAAGAGATTCCAGTTTTTGGATCTACCATGTTGACTTGTCTAGTAGGCATACTAATGTTGGCATTCAACTGGATCAACGCCTGATCAGTCTCAGACATCTTGCCTTCTTTCATCCGCAATGGTGACCATGTGTACTCATGCGGTACTGTCTCGCCCCAGATGTTAAGCATGGGTGGCAGATTCTCAGATAAGCCAGGTGTCTCAGATTTCCACTTGTTTACAGCATCCATCAAGCCTTTGAGGCCAGCAGGCAAATTAGGATCTGCTTGGTAGTCTCTACGCAATGGATCAATCTTTTCTTTGGTGCTGGTAATAATTCCAGACAGTGGCTCAACAGATTTGATGGCAGTTGTTGTACCAATCCGAGCAATACCATTCAACATCTCAACCATGTGTTGTCTGCTGTTTGGAACACTGCCGCCAAGCAATGAGGTGATATTGCTCACACCAGTCAGCATTGGATGCTCCAACATATAGTTGGCAACACCAAACACAATACCGCCAGCCAGCGCATTAACACGACTGTCGTCTTCCTCATACCGAGCATAGTCCACATAGTCAGCAGACATACCCATCAAAGCTCCAATAGGCTCCATGCCTTGGTAACTCAAGTAGACCTTACCTGCGTAATCACCAGAACCAAATCTGACCATGCCAGGGAACTGCGAAAAGTCTTGACGCACATCTTCTGTCAGGTTACTGATGTCAAACACAAAGCTGTATGGTTGCCAGCCTTGGCGCTCCATCGCTTGGCGTGTGCCTTTATCACCAGGGCCAGATCCTGTAATCGTTCCATTGGTAGCCATTTGGCTGAATCCATATATGGCTGCACCACCAAGACCAACCTTGGTCATTGCCATATCTGCTTCTTTGCCGCCTTGTTTCATGGCAGACCAGAAAGAACTGGTAAATGGAGCCAATGGTGTACGAGCTACTGCTTCACCCATCACATTGACTGGTGTTGCAATAAATGGCAGTTGAGTACGCAAGGCAAATCCAGTTGCTGTATTTGGTGTCAATGCAGACTGTATTTTCCCAGCAGTACCTTCAAGCCTTTGAGTAAATGTCCCAGTCTCTGCCAAACCCACAATGTAATCTGGTGGCTCCAGTAAGAATCTATCAATGGCATCAGACTTGGCTTTGAGCGCATCAGCAACAGATGAGCCGCTTTTTAGCGCATCGTTATATGTATTGATGCCAAGTCGTGAGGCTTCAGCAGACAACTCATAGGTGTAGTTGACACCCTTAAAGAATTCATCTGATGTCATCAATGCACGACCAGGCAATGTGGTTACATAATTGAGTGACCTAATGCCAGCCGACAACAAAGATCCATCTGCTTTGGCATTAAACAACTCTAAGCGGGATTGTTGTCTGGCAATCTTGGTTGGGTCATTCCAGCCTTTTGGCACACCATTGACAAATGCATGAGACATCAACTCCCAGCCATTACGCACAGCAGTTGTTGTGGATGCCAGCATGGTTGGCACTTCCAGCAATGAGTATGCATCGTCACCACCAAGACCAATGCCTTGTCGCACTGTTCCAATCGTTGCGGCAACAGCACGTTCAGTCATTCGCCATGGCAAGAATACAGTGTTACTCAAAGCATTCTTCAAATGTGTGCCTGGTCGAGACAAAATGCCGTTGACATAGACTGTGTACATCTTCTCCCAAGGATTACCTTGAGCCATACTTTTGATCATGTTGGCTTTACCCTCTGGAGTCTTGACATCCAGATAGGCTTGAGCAAACTTCACAATATCAGTCTCATTGCCAAAGTTCTCAATGATGCTTGAAATATCAACAGCACCATCTCTTGGCATACGCATCACTGCCAAAGACTGAGCAACATTGGTCTGGTAACCTTTGACGCTTTGCTGAAGCAGATTGTGAAAGTGAATGGTTTGAGCCATCTCTGCCAACTCGGTTGGAGTAGCAGATCCATCAGCCACTTTTGCCGCCAGTCCATCTAAGTGCTTGGCACTGGCAACCATGGCGTTCAAAGCTTTGTAGGTGTTCTCTGGGCTGACTTCCAGCTTGCCACTGGTGATGTCATCAATAAACTTTGGGCCAATGCCAGCACCTTCAGCGGCTGTACGCACATCATCAAATGTGATTGTCTGGGTCTTGATGCCAGCCATCTTGTTCATGGTTTCAATGGTTGACTTGATGTCTTCCGTTGTCTCCATCTTTGGCAGATTGAATACTGTTGCT